TGTAAGATGGTTGAAAATATGGAAGTATTTGCTCAATAATTTGAAGGGCATCCTCGTTTGTTTTTGATAAGATTGATAATTCAAAACGCATATTATATGGGACAGGCATGTAAACTTTCTTCTGAGTTGCTTTGCTACCTTCCTTACTTACTGTAAATGATTTTGTTGCGGTTGTCTTTCTTTGTGGATCGTAAGATAGACCATTAAATTCAAATGACATTCTTGGTAGAGTCATTTGAACTGGTTTGTTGAGATCTGGAGATTGCTCCAGTCTTGCTAGGAATTTTTGTGTAGGTCCATATGCAAGCGGAACTTTCATAATACTTATAGTATTACTACCACCATCTTTCTTCTTTATGTTGATGTCATTGAATAGGGTTCCAAATCCAATAACTGTTTTTCTGAGAATTTCGTGGTAAAAATATTCAAACATGATACTATCTTATCGTATTAACTATTTAACAACTTTTATATTAAGGTTCACCAAAAGGATTTCTTCTTGTGAAATCTAAGATATCATCAGATTCTGTTTGAATAATAATGTTTTCTGCATATGTATCAACTTCATCTTGAGTTTGAACACTAAAGAATCCATAGGAAGCACCTGACTCAGATCCAATTATTGGTTCACCCTGAGTAAATTCTCCACTGATAATTGAGATTTCAAGAGTATTTGCAACTCCATCCCATTTCTTCACTCTTGCTGTTGTTCCAGATACACTTCCTGTAACAACTTCGTTATACCTATAATTTCCAGTTCCGAGAGTATTTGGTGCCGCAAAAGATATAGTTGGCGATTCTGTATATCCAGAACCAGCATTTGTAATATAAACTGCAGAAACACTGTCTCCGCTAAGGATAGAATATCCAGATGCTGTTGTTCCTCCACCAGGAGCACCAGAGAAAGATATCGTTGGATTAGTTGTATAGCCTGAACCTCCGCTAGTGACTGTTATAATACCAATAGTTCCTGTTGTTCCAATTCCAGTAGTTGCAATGGCACCAGATCCATTTGTACTAAGGAAATCAATTCCTGGTGCTGCAGTATAACCAAAACCCGGATTCAATATTGCAATGGAACTTATACCAAACCCTGGATTGTTAAAGGATATTGCACTTGCAGTTGCTCCACCACTTGGTGCTGACGAAATTGCCACCGTGGGGGTTGATTCAGTATAATTGAAACCGTCATCAAGTAATGTAATAAACTGCAATCCACCATCATTGATAGTTGTTACAGCAGTAGCAGTTGAACCAATCCCTACAAGAGTAATAGTTTGAATATATCCTTGCTGTTGAATATTGTCATCAATCTCTTCAACGTCAGTATCAATAACTTCATCTTCATAACGGAAGAGTTCGCATCTCAATTCATAAACATAAGTCTTTTGAAGTTGATAAAATGGTTGCTCATGCTCTACAAATTTAATCTCAAACAACCTATCACCCAATGGGAAATATATTAAATCTCCTTCTTTTGGTCTAGTTGATAATTCAATATTTGGTAAATTTTTTGTTAATGGTGCAATATAATTTTCAAATCTCTCCTTTGAAATAATCAAAGTTAAATCGTCAATTGGTTGTATTCCAAATTTAGATAATACGGTTCCCTGACCTTCATATCCATCATACGTGTTTACATAAGCTTCAATTGGATATGCATCATCAAACTTTGATTGTATAACCTCTTTTATGATTGTATTAGTTGTAAGGTATTTTCTTGGAATATAATATACTTCAACTCCATACATTCGAAGTTGTTCGTTTATTAAACTCTGAACAAGACTCTGTTCAGATGATGTGCCCTGAGTGAAAAATGGATTAAGTGCCATATCATCCGATCATATCTAAAGGTGGTAATTCATAATAACTACTCATTTTATCCATCAATATATCAAGTTCTCTTTGCCCATCATCATACATTTGCCTTCCGTTGAGTTCAACACCACCTGGAAGTCTTACACCTTGGAATTTAATTAAATTTTGACCCCATTGTTTCTTAACTAAGGCAGTTAAATACTGTTTCAAGAAAGAATCATTCCAGACTTCAGTGCATTCATTGGGGTTTAAAATTCTCCAGCAGTCAATGATAATCCAATCACCTACGCTAATACTTGCCCAATCAATATCAATGTAAAGTCTGTCTTGTCTCTTATTAAAACGAATTTGTTTGTGCGTTGTCAATAAGAAGTTAATCGTTTCTAAGTAACTCCTTGTCATCGAATATGTTAGTAGTTCAGTAGAACCCCAGTAGTAAATATCATTTAAAAATAATTGATATTTAACACTGAACATATTATTTGTTGATGCGTTTGACCCATCAAAATGAAAAAGTTTATTAACTCCAATAACTGATCCTGGAATTGGTATATAATTGCTATTTTCATAATATTGAAATGTTTTAGCTACACCAACAATAGATGTTGATACTGTATCTGTAGTTAATCCAACAACAGAATCGTTACGAGGTGCTCTACCCCTATCAATGTCTTCCTGTGTAACTTGATACTTTAAAAATGTTTGTATTACACCATCAAAATGTCTTTCTTGGAAGAACTGAACAGCATCATCAACTAAATCCTCGATCTGTTCATCGGATACGTTGATTTCTAGTACTGGAGCACCCAGTTTCCTCTTAACGTATTCAATTAATTCCCCTCTTGATGATGGTTGTGCCATGACTAGAACATACCTTTTAACTATTTATGGCGCAGAAGAAATGCCCGGTTTTACAATGATGTTGCCATCAATTATTTTATAAACTGTTGTACCAGAACTGACTAAAACATCATAAACATATCGTCCTTCAGTTAATGATCTAGTGTCAGTAGATCCAAGAGATATTTGAAACTTTCCTCCGGCAGCACTTGTAAATCCTACGTTAAAAGTAGCAACTGCATATCCAGAGGATCCAATAGAGACACTCTTTGCCATCTGAGATGAACCAGTCCAAGTTGTACCGGCACCTGAAAAATCAAATGCTGAACCTGAAGTAGTCTTTACTGTAAAATCATTAATGAAATCAGCACCGCTGTTGATTGTTAGATTTACTGAGACAGGAGTTCCTGCCGAGGGATCAAATGTAAGTGAGTTTGCCATTATTGCATCTTATCTATGAAAGATTTGAGTAAATTTTTAATTTCGTTAACATCATTTTTGATAGCATCAACTTCATCTTCAATCTTATTAACTCTATTCATTTCATCCTGTTTTTGCCTTTTCAGTCTCATATACTTATCATATTCATATTTAGAGTCATTTACGATAGCATTGCTCTTCCGATCTCTCAGAAGAGCATCATTATCCTTTACTTTAAGGTAATCATTCATCATGCTAGTGCGATTGCTCTCAGATTTTTAATTTTAGGAACATATGCCTGATTTGTAGATGTCAGTATAACCTTGACTCTAAAATATTTAAAGTCTGGTAGATTGTTAGCAGTAAACTCGTAGTTTGAATAACTATCAACATTTGATACTGCCTGCGTCACATAATTCTTCTCTGTAAATACGTCAGGAGTTCCGTCATTATTTGAAATATCTATGGTATTTCCAAAAGCATCAATATTTGAATATCCTGGGAATGGAACAAATACCGGATCACTATTTTCAGAATTGTCTATTGCATAGAATAGTCTGATATCTGAGAATACATTAATGTGTGCAGACAGATATACTTTTAGGGAACTCGCAGAATTCTTCAATCTAACAACTTTGGTTACAAACTGACAATCGGAAGGATCATCAAAGAATGTTTTAACTCTTGGATCAGTTTTGTAGTCATCAACTACACTATTGATTCTATTTGAAGTTGTTATCAGGTTTAATCTCGTGGTGTCAATAATTGGAGACAGTCTCGAATTACTTGACGACAAATTCATAAGCAATGTAAATGATTTGTTGCCAGGTAAGGTAGTAAGAAGATTCTTCTCATTGATCTTAGATGCAATAATTCTTGGAGATGAAAGATAATTTGTTTTGTTTAAAACAACAGGTTCAAATCCCTGATCTAAGAATGATGTTTCGGAACCACTTATGCTTGTTCCGCTTACTGTTCTAATTCTCGATTCCAATGTTGTGAGATTTGGAACGAAAGTTTGAATATTAGGAGTTAAAGCTTCAAATGGAATGTTCTGAGTTGCTTTGATATTTTCACCACCAGCAGATTTAGTTTCATTGAAGTATAATGGAACCAAAGTTGAATTAGAACCTCTGTCAATTCCATAATTAGTATCATCCATATCAACTTTAATTGTATAATAATTCAATCCGATTGGATCTGTAGTTGAAGAATTTTCTAACCTATGAGTTTTATTGATTCTTCTCAAAGAAACACCACTTAATTCATATTTGTAAATCAAATCTCCACTAGAAATTTGCTTCTTAATAGTATTATCAACTCCTCTGGTGATTGAAGTTAAAAGACCATCACTAACACCTTCATATTTGATAATTTCATTGTTCACTAAAACATATCCTGGATTTGAACCAGATACTTCAACATTTTCAAAAATGTTGAATTCAGATATATTATCTACTGCAATCGATCCATTAAATTCTTTATCATATGCTACAGTTAACTTTGTAGGAGATACATCTGGAAGTATTCTGGACAGTGTTACGAAGTTTGTTTGAGAATGCATACCATGATTCTTATGATCAACTCTGAAATTCAATCCGTCTGTTACGACATCAATAGGTTCTGAGATGTAAAGATCAGAACCGGATGAGTTTGTTATAGTTCTTGCTACACCTACAGAATCATATCTGAAGATTGAATTTGCAATTCCAGTAACAAAGTCACCTTGAACATTGTCTAAAATAATTTGATTGGTTTGATCTACCGATTCTACAGAGACTTGGAAATTTGTACCAAGTCCTTCGCTACCAAGAGTTGCTGTAAGAACATCTCCAGCAGCATATCCAAATCCACCATTCGATAATATGGCAGAAGTTATTGAACCATTTTGAACTGTTAGAGTTGCAGTGGCATTTTTTCCAGTACCAGTTATGTTTGTCAAACCAACATTGGAATATATTTGTGCAGAATCTGCTGGACTATAACCAATACCTTGGTTTGTTATTGTTAGTTGGTTAACCCTTCCAACGGACCCAACATAATTTCCTGTTGCTCCAGTGTTTAACTGAATAATACTATTGCCGAGTTTTAAATCAGAATCAGTCAGTGCCGAAGAAATTCCAATTCTAATTCTTCTAGAACTTGGTTTAATTGAATTTGCCACTAATGTTGCAACCTGAGCATTTCCTTCGGAAAGATTTGGATTGTAAACAGAAATATCTCCAGCAGTTTCAAACTCTGCACGATTGAGTTTAAAGGTGAGGGCATCAAAGATGCTTGGTTCCCAACTTGAAGCATTTTGTGACTTATAGAGAGCACCTAGAATTGGTTGAGTGGAGACAAGAATCTGGGATGATGAGGATCCAAATGCAGATTTTACGTCAACTTCTCCAAGTCTGGATGTCCATACTGTATACTCATTAGAGTTTGTTAAGAGTACAATTGCATAATCTCTATTTCCTTCAAGATAGACTGGGGATTTAAAGACAAAATTTGTTGCTACAGATGCATTTGTTGAAGTCTTTACCGAACTTGCGTCAAGAGTGACCTCTGTAAATGGTAGAACGATATCAGAAGGAACATTAAAGTCTACTGTTCTAATTTGACATGTTACGGGGAGTTCATTGTCTTTCGCTTCAAAGAAGACATCAAGACTCGTTAGGAAAATACCAGTCTCATCATCAACAGTAAATGTTTGTGCAAGAGGATCAACGTATTTCCCAGAGAATGAAGATACATTGGAGTCCTTAAACAAAGTGTTTCCAATTTTTCTAGCATTCTTAATAGAGGAAACATTATTCTCAACAGTTTGTATGCTACCAGATGATAGATATTTGTCTTCAGATACAGAATTGATTACCTGAGTTGAGAGACTGTTAAGACTGCTATTTGTTAGTTTAAATACTTTTTCACCAGCAGCAAATTTGGGATTTACATCAACATTAGGATCAGGAATAAAGAATGATCCAACAATTAATCCAGTATTATCGGTTATAAGTCTAACTTCTTGGATTGTTGCTTCTGCCCCACTAGTTTCACCATATAACTTCATTCCTTTCTTGATGAAACCAAAATAGTCACCCTGTGGTTCATTTGCAAGAGAGAATGTATCAACATTGATTATTGTCGAAGTTGATGAATATTGAGAAGGAACTGACTGATCAGGATTATATGGGTTTATGGTGTAAGTTTTTGTTGGTGCGTTAAAAGGACCAGATTTATGATTTGCTTTAGCAACTCTAAAATGAATTTTTGGATTTACTGAAGAAGGTGAGTTGTCATAATCAATACCAGGTAAGAAACCACTAATTGTTTCTCCAACAGTAAATTTGCCGGAGTTCATAGTGACTTCGATAAGTTTTGGTACAATAAATTCATTTACATCTACACCGTCAAAGAAACCAAAAACTTTTGTAAATGGTTTTAATCTCTTAGAGACAAACTCTACGTTTCTAGATCTAATGTAAGGAATGATAGATGAACTATTGAAGTCCTGCGTATCAAGCGTCTGAATGGACGTTTTATCGCTGTTGGAGCGTATTGATTCGATTATATTACCATTGACACCATTTTCCTGCCCAACCCACCTTAAATCGCCATCTACGGGGGAATTGTTGTCAGAATTAAAGAACCTTGTAAAGGTAGTTATCTCTTCTGCCTGACTGACTCCCATCATTCGACTATTTCCAGTCCAGATGACATTCCAGGATTCCCACATAGTTGGAATAAATCCAATTTGTGGATCATGATTCTCCAGTTCTGAAATTTGATTCATTAATGATGTAAAGTTTCCAGCAACTTCAAGATTGTCTGGTTCTACTTTTACCGTATCAACCCAAATGTCAGAATCTGGAGTAAGTTCAAGGGTTCCTTCCCAGAAGTTAATGAGATATGGAGTAATTTTCTCTGCTCTTGTTGCAAAAGTTTGTGATAACCATTCTCTTGTTGTGTAATCCAAACTAACGACATCGCCAGTCTTTTTAATATTAGTTCCCTTCAGGTCACTGATAAAGTTTAGATCTGCGTTTGGATCAGAGGTTTGACCAATTCCAATTACCGAATCTGAACCGATTACCAAATCAATTGCAGTGGTATAGTGAGAAGGTCTCAGTTCTCCAGTGTTTGGATTTATTGAATTTTCAACTCCATTTCTAACGTCTTGATTTGCAATAGTCTTAAAGTTATCTACCAAGAATCCAGACTTAAACTTGTTGATTCCATTGTTATCTGGAATGAAAAGATTTGAAGTGTCAGTTTCTAATAGCGAAAGCGTAGTAAATTTCTCAAGACTACTGATTCTTCCTTCCAGTCTAGAGATATCACTCATAGTATATCTCTTATAATTCTTTTGATTGACAGAAGAATTTTGAGTACTATAAAGATATGGGGGTAGGAAAATTTGTGCTACCTCAATAGAATCGTCAATTGTTCCTGGTGGATTTGGAGTTTCATCAGGAACTCCTTTTAATATCTTAAATGTACCAGTTTTGTCTAGGAAAACTTTATCGTATCTTGGAAGATAGAAACTATAATCTAGAAGAATTGACTCATCAGGTGTAATAATATTTCTTGCACTATTTCCATCCTGAGTAAAAGATCTTCCAGAAAACTGGAATGGTGAGACGGAACCAGAAGTTGCAATGTATGTTGATACTCTTGGGCGAATATCAATTACATCAGTATTTCTTATATTTCTATAAGATTCAATTTCCTTGCTGTAATCGAAGGAGTTATAAGAATTTACTGTGGTGATATCCCCATCATCATTTGTGTTATAGAAACCGGACTGGAAATAAACTTTTATTTTCTTACTTGGAGAACTCTTAGAAGCAACTCTCTTGAGTCTTCCATAGTCATAGAAGGTATCTCTCTGTCCATTATCTAGGATGTAAGAACTTGTAATGTCTCTTCCGTTCACAGAAACAGCAGAAACTATTGCCTCAATTCCAGACTCCTCAAAGGTTACTTTTTCTCCAACTGTAAATGATTTTTTATTTGAGTATACAAACTCAACTACATTATCATCTGTTCTTTCAACATAAGTTGCTCTTGCACCACTAGATGCTCCTTTAATTGTTTCTCCAACAATCACATCAATGGTAGTTGCATTTGGACCAGTTAAAGTTGAAAGAGAAAGTTTTGGTGAACTTGGATCTGAAAGGTCAAACGATTCAAAAATGCCATAAACATTAATAACATCAGGAATATTCAAACAAATTTCTTCATCTTGAACTCTTGTTCCATATGGAAAATCACCATAACTTAATCCATCATTAAGTGTAGTTGTTCCAATTCCAGAAGATGAATTTGCAGAGTTTGAAACAATTAGACTACTAGATCTTCTATTCTCCTTTGCTTTTGAAGTAATATTAATC